TGGCGAAGAAAGACAGGTTATGATGGACTGGGAGGATGAGCTAATGAAAAAATCTGCTGAATATGTTTGTGAAAATGGAGGAGATATTTTAGAAATAGGATTTGGTATGGGTATTTCTGCGGACTATATACAAGAGCAAAATATTAATTCTCACACTATTATTGAATCACATCCACAGGTTTACAATAAAGCAAGAATATGGGCGGAAGACAAACCTAATGTAAGGTTAATTTTAGGTACTTGGCTTAATGCATTAAAAGACTTATCTGAATATGATGGGATATTTTATGATACGTATGGTGATGAAGACTTTAAAGTATTTGGAGAAAAAGTTGTAGATTTAACCAAAAAAGGAACCAAATTATCTTGGTGGAATAGTTGCAGAGATGAAAAAAATATTTATGGTATAGAAGATGTTACATATGAATATATTCCTGTGCGACCTCCAAGTAATCATTACTTTAAATCTAGTGTGTATTATTTACCTAAAAAACAATATTAATATATGCCTACTACTACTATTTATGCTGCAGACAATAGAAGAGCTACTTTAGAGGCAGGATTAGGCTCTGATGATTGGGATGATTTATTATCTACAAGTGATGCTGATAGTATTGCTACTGGTGAACAAAATACTTTTGCTGTTAGAGCAGGCGCTCTTACTGGTAGGGGAGGTACTACATATAGGTTATATCGTTGGTTTTGTTTTTTTGATGTAAGTAGTATTACTGGCTCAAACACAATATCTGCCGCTACAATAAAAATAGCAGGAAGAGCTGCTGTTAATGATGGGAGTATAGGTCTTTATAACTCTACAGCTTTTGGGGGTGATGGTACTGAAACTATAGAAACTACAGATATTGATAATGTTGGAGGTACATCTTATTCTTCAAATCAATATGGTTCTCCAGGTTATTCTTCGTGGGTATCTGGCAATCAATCTACTAATTCGTTTACATTAAATGCTACTGCAATTTCAGCTATGAACACTAATGGTTATTTAAATGTATGTGGAAGAAATATTTATTATGATGTTGAAGAAGAAGAACAACCTTCACAGGATAATTATCTAGGTTTAAATCAATGGCTTTCAACAAATGCTTCTAATTCTGCTTATCGAGTTCGTATGGACATAACGTATGGTTCTACTGCTGTAGCTTGGGGTGAAAAAATGAATGGGGTACTATCTAATGTAAGTAACAAATATAATACGGTTTTAAGTTCCGATTTGGAGAAAGCAAACGATACAGGTGGTTAAAAAATATTTTACTTATCTTTGTAAAAAATAATAATAATAATTAAATTAAATCAAATGGCAAAAAAAGCAAAACAACAAAAACTTACAACTGAAGAGTTAGGAGAAATTCAAGGGTTACAACAAAAGATGTACGCCTTAAAAGTTAGATTAGGAGACACAATCATAGAACAAAAAAACACTATGGCTCAAATTGATTCTCTTCAAACTCAGTTTAAAAGTAAAGAAGTAGAGTTAATTAAAATATACGGAGAGAACGCGCAAATTAATTTGCAAACTGGGGTTGTTACTCCAGAGGCTCCAGCAGACTTAAAAAAAGCATAATATGGCAAGAATAAGTGACACTAATAGTTATCCTAACATCGTACCAGATGGAGAGGACTATTTAATATTAACGGATAAAACAGATGCTTTAGCAACAAAAACCGCAACTTTAAATAGTATATCAAGTTTTTTTGCTAGCACATCGCTACAGTCTACTAAAGTCACTTTATCTACTACACAGCTTTTAAATCTATTTTCCTCTCCAGTTACTTTAATCGCTGCTCAAGGAGCGAATACATATATTCAAATTATTCGTGCTACTGTATTTTTTACGTATGGCACACAAGCATATGATTTTGTATCTGGTGCAGGAGAAATAGTTTTAGAAACAGGAACAGACGATGCTGGCTCTTGGGCAGGTAGTGTATATAATTCTGCTGTTAATGTTGCATACAATTCTACATTAATTGAAAATGTAAAGTTAAGTGCTAATGCCGCATTAACTATCAAGGCTCTTACTCAAAACCCAACTCAAGGTAATGGAACTGCAATTGTAAATATTTTATATCGAGTTATAACACAGAGTTAAATGGATATTCGTAAAATTTCTGTAGGTCCAGATTATAAGTCTGGTGCTATGCACTATTTAGTTGGACAAGAAATTTTAGGTGGTCACTATAAAATTCATTTAATTAGATATAGTAAACAATTATCTAACTTTCAAATTTACATTATTCAAGAAGACAAAATAGTATTGTGGAAGTCTTTTTCTTCTACAATGCCTATATCTATTGAATATAATATCAATTTTTAATGCAATCTCTTTTTGATTTTATTGTAAAGCCTGCTAATAATAAGCGTTATAATAATACCACTAATATTGAAGGGTTAGAGTTTATAACAAGCACTTCTCAAGAAGACCATAAGTTTTCTAATCGTGAGGCTGTTGTTATTAATGTTCCTTTAGGTTATGTTGGTAACATAAAAAAAGGAGACACTTTATTAGTTCATCATAATGTATTTAAATATTATTATGATATGAAGGGAAGACAAAAAAGTGGTAAAAGTTTTTTAAAAGACAATTTGTTTTTTGTAGACTCTGACCAGTTTTTTTTATACAAACAAAAAGACAAATGGTATTCGCACGATAGATTTTGTTTTGTAAAACCTTTAAAAACACAAGACTCAATTATTTATAAAAATACTGAGTTTGAACCACTGGTAGGTCATATAAAATATATTAGTGATGAATTAAAAAGCTATGGTGTAAAAGTTGGAGACAAAGTTACATATAAACCAGATACAGAATATGAGTTTAATGTAGATGGAGAAAAACTTTATCGTATTTACACACAAAGTATTACGGCAGTTTTGTAATGAAAAAAAGAAAAAAATTTAAACCTTCTATTAAAGAAGGAGAGTTAAAACCTAAAATTAAGTATAATCGAAAAAAAGATGGATTCAAAAAACATAAAGTTAGAGATTATAAAAGCTGGATACAGAGCGGTGGAGCAATTGATTAAAGTTGCAAAAGAAGCTATTATAAAACACGACCCAGAAGATGACTTGTCAGCTGACAGATTGAAAAATGCAGCAGCAACAAAAAAATTATGTATTATGGATGCGTTTGAAATATTAAACAGAATACAAGCGGAAAAAGAAAATATTGAATTAGCCGAAAAAGGATTTTTAAAAACTGATACAAAACAAGGATTTGCAGAAAGAAACTCCAAATAAATTATATAAAAAATTAGAAGGCATAATTCCAAAAAATGTTTTAACAAAACAAAATAAAACAAGAAAATGGAAGTATGGTTATAATTCTACTTATAATATAATAATCATATCTAAAACTGGACAGATAGGTGATATTATATCTATTAATGGATTAGATATAGCATTACCATTATCTCCTGTATTTAGTCGTACACGACTAAAAAACAAAACTTCACAATACTGGGTTCGCCAAGAATATCCAAAAACGTTATCAAAAATTCAAACAATATTTCAGTGGAATGAAATGCCTGCTACGTTTAAAAATCTATGGGTAGATTATATTGAAAGAGAGTTTGAAAGAAGAGAAGAAGGGCATTGGTTTTTAAATAATGGTGAGCCAACATATATTACTGGTTCTCATTATATGTATTTACAATGGACAAAAATAGATGTAGGTTTCCCAGATTTTAGAGAAGCCAATAGATTGTTTTATATTTATTGGGAAGCGTGTAAAGCTGACCCTAGAAGTTTCGGTATTTGTTATTTAAAAATAAGACGTTCTGGATTTTCTTTTATGGGGTCAGAGGAATGTGCTAATATAGGTACTATATCTAAAGATGCTAGAATAGGAATATTATCTAAAACTGGTGCAGATGCAAAAAAAATGTTTACAGATAAAGTAGTTCCAATAACAAATAATTATCCTTTCTTTTTTAAACCCATACAAGATGGTATGGATAAACCAAAAACAGAATTAGCCTTTAGAGTTCCAGCCTCTAAAATAACTAAAAAAAATATGCATCTAAAAGATGAGTTTGAAATGGATGGTTTAGACACTACTATTGACTGGAAAAATACTGATGACAACAGCTATGATGGTGAAAAACTATTATTACTTGTTCACGATGAAAGTGGAAAGTGGATAAGACCTAATGATATATTAAACAATTGGCGAGTTACTAAAACTTGTTTAAGATTAGGTAGAAAAATTATTGGTAAATGTATGATGGGTTCTACTTCTAATGCTTTAAACAAAGGGGGTAGTAGTTTTAAAAAATTATTTGAAGATTCAGATATTAACAAAAGAAATGCTAACGGTCAAACAAAAAGCGGTCTATACAATTTGTTTATACCTATGGAATGGAATATGGAAGGTTTTATAGATAGGTATGGTATGCCTGTATTAGATACTCCAAAAAAACCTGTATTAGGTATTGATAATGAGCCTATTAATGTAGGTGCAATTGACTACTGGCAAAATGAAGTTGATTCATTAAAATCAGATGCTAATGCTTTAAATGAGTTTTACAGACAATTTCCACGTACTGAATCACACGCATTTAGAGATGAAAGTAATCAATCATTATTTAATTTAACCAAAATATATCAACAGATAGATTATAACGATTCATTAATATTAGAGCAGCATACTACTCGTGGTTCTTTTCAATGGGATAATGGTATAAAAGATTCTAGAGTAATATTTTCTCCAAATAAAAATGGTAGATTTTTAGTTAGCTGGACTCCAGAGTTTAATATGCAAAACAGATATACAGAGCGTAATGGAACTAAATATCCTGGTAATGAACACTTGGGGTCTTTTGGATGTGACTCTTATGATATTTCTGGAACAGTTGGCGGTAAAGGTTCTAACGGTGCTTTGCACGGAATGACTAAATTTAATATGGATAACGCTCCTAGTAATGAGTTTTTTTTAGAATATGTTGCTAGACCACAAACTGCAGAGATATTTTTTGAAGACGTATTAATGGCGTGTGTATTTTATGGAATGCCTTTACTGTGTGAAAATAATAAACCAAGGCTTTTATATCATTTTAAAAACAGAGGGTATAGAGGTTTTAGTATGAACAGACCAGACAAAACATATAACAAACTTTCGAAAACAGAAAGAGAATTAGGAGGAATTCCTAATTCATCAGAAGATGTAAAACAATCTCACGCAGCAGCAATTGAATCATATATTGAAAAATATGTAGGTATTGATTCTACTGGTACGTTTAGAGATGCAGATGAAATGGGTACAATGCCATTTATGAGAACTTTGGAAGATTGGGCGAAATTTGAGATAAACAATAGGACTAAGTATGATGCTTCAATTAGCTCTGGATTAGCTGTTATGGCTAATCAAAAACATCTGTACACGCCTACTAAAAAACAATCAAAAATAAGCATTAACTTTGCAAGATATGCTAATAAAGGAACTTTGAGCGAATTACTAAAATAAATGATAGAAACTAAAATAAATATATCTAATGTTGGGTTTCCTAATCAGTTTGCTTCTGAAGCAGAAATGGCTACAGAAGAGTATGGTTTGATGATAGGTCAAGCTATACAATACGAATGGTTTAGAAAAGATTCAAACAGTTGTAGATATTATAGTCAATGGCAAGACTTTAACAGATTAAGATTGTATGCTCGAGGAGAGCAGTCAATAGCCAAATATAAAAACGAATTAGCGGTAGACGGAGATTTATCGTATTTAAATTTAGATTGGGCGATTGTTCCTGTTATTCCAAAGTTTATTGACTTAGTTGTTAATGGAATGTCAGACAGGCTTTTTAAAGTAAATGCATATGCTCAAGATGCTATGTCTCAAAGCAGACGAACGCAATTTCAAGATATGATTGAAGCTCAAATGGTTTCTAAAGATATGCTCAAAGCAGTTCAAGATAACTTTGGAGTTAATCCTTTTACAATGAGTCCAGAAGATTTACCTAATTCAAATGAAGAGCTAGCATTGTATATGCAGCTTAATTATAAGCCAGCTATTGAAATAGCTCAAGAAGAAGGAATAGATACTTTATTTGCTTTAAATCATTATGAAGATATTAGAAAAAGAATTGATTATGATTTAACCGTATTAGGTATTGGAGCGGCTAAACACGAATTTGAACCAGGGAATGGAGTTAAGGTTTCATATATAGACCCAGCTAATTTAATTTATAGTTATACTGAAGACCCACATTTTAAAGATTGTTTTTA